CGCGCGGGCGCGCCCTGCCGAAACGTACGGGCGCGCCCTCTGACGTGCGCTTTCATGGTGGGCGCGCCCGCGCGCCGGACGGCTACGCCTCGATCCGCGCGGCCGGACCCGGGCTCTCCCGGTGGCGCGCCCGGGTCCGGCCGGGACCTCGAGCATGCGCGGCCGCGCGGCTGGGGATGGGCGCGGGGCGCGGGTTCGGGGAGGCCGCTCGGCGCGCCGGCCGTCGCTTACCGCGCGGCCCCGGGCGCGCCTGGCCGCGCGGTGCCGCGCGCCTGGAACGACGAAGGGCGCGCCCAAGGCGCGCCCTCGTGATGCTCGGATGATCAGCCTGCGGCGCGCCCTGGCGCGCTCTGCCCAGCGGCACGCCGGACGGCGCGGCGCGCCCGGCGCGCCTCCGCGGCCCGCTCCAGCTCCCCGCCCTTCTCCTGGCGGAGGAGCTGCATCAGCTCCTCCGGGTGCCGTTCGCCGAGGAGCTTCAACGCCTGCAGCCGGACGTTCGGCTCCGCCGGCATCCGCCCCTGCCGGGCCTCGCTGTACTGGATCGCGTACCGGAGGAAACGCCGCTCGGACTCGACGGCGCCGCGGAACTTCTGCACCCGGCTCTCGTCCGCCTTGCGGCTCTGGCCAGCCGACGCCGGCAGGAAGCGGCTCGGTTCCTCGATCATCAGGAGGCACAGCGCGTCCGCCCTGGCCGCTACTCTCGGTGAGCGGAAGGCGAGAGCCTGGACGCGCCGCGGCACCGGCCCGGTGACCGGCTCGTCCCGCACGAACGCGGCCCAGCGGCGGGCGAACGTCTCGTCGTCGAGTGCGGCCAGGTGTTTGGCCTCCTCGTGCGCCAGGTCCTCGACGACGTCCTGGTACGGCCCCATGGCCCGCTGGATCTTCTCCCTCCACGGAGCGATGCGGGCGTTCTGCTGGCGGCGGGTCTCCCCGTCCTGCAGGGGCAGGAAGGTGCGGGCGCGCTTCATGGCCAGCTCCAGCGCGTCGAGCGCGCGGGGAGCCATCTTCGGGGAGACCAGCGCTGCGGCCTGCACGCGCCGGTCAGCGCCCAGCCGGCGGCCGCCGACGGCGTGCTGCACGACCACGTTCATGAACCCCTCGGGGCTCATGCTCGACAGCCGCTCGATCTCCGCCGCGGTGTCCTGCGCTTCGGCCATGCCGTGTGTTCCTCCGGTTCGGGTTGGGCCCGCTGCTCTCGGGCCGAAGGTGCGCGCCGTGCCTGTGAGACGTGAAGAGGTGGCCGCACCGGGCCAGCGACAGCGTGTGCCGGATCATCGCAGGAGCAACCGCTCCCCGGCCCCGAGTGCTCTGCACGCACCCGGTGGTCTCGAAGCCATGTGTCAGACGTTCCCCTGGCCGAAAGGATCACCGCAGTGGTCTTGTGTGCCAAACGCCTGACGGCATTCTCAACGCTTGTCGCGGCAGCGATACGGCCACCTCGAATGCAGATGGTACCCGCCGGCAGAGTGCCGGGCGGGCGGCGTGGTCTCTACTCGGCCTGCTGAGGCGTCTTCCTCGACGTCTTGGCCTCGATCCACGGGGCCACCCTGCTGGGCTTCCAGAGGAGGTCGTAACTGGCCTGCGAGGCGGTCATGACGCCGAGGAGAGTCGCAGCCGTGAGGTGGCCGTGCTGGAACTGCGTCCAGCCGCCCTCGGCCGCCACGGTGAAGACGCCGGCGAGGAGCGCGATGACGACCGCGACGCGCTTCTTGGCCTGCTCCGACCAGGCGGGCCTCTGCACCACCGCGGTGAGGAGCGGCAGCACAGCGCCCACCTGGGCGCCGGCGGTCAGGGAATCGAGTGTGCTCATGGGGTCCTGCCCTTCATGCGAGGTTGCGTGACGGGCGGACTGTGCGTGCGGCGGAGGCCTAACGTCGCGGGCTCAGCCGGGCCCGCCATCGAGGTCTTCGGCGATCTCCCGGGGGGCCGGCGGGGCGGGCCGGTCGTAGAGCTTCACGACCAGGTCGCGGAGCAGGTGTATGTAGTCGACGGCGGCCGCCTTCCAGCGCCGCCACTGCCGCTGCTCCTCCTCCAGGCGCTCCACCCGGTTCTCCAGCGTGACCATCCGCTCGAGGGTCTGCGCGTTCGTCGCACGGGACTGCTCGAGGAGCTGCGTGAACCCCTGGGTCACGGTCTGCACGGAGGACACGAACGTTTGGGCCTGGCCGGTCTCCGCGTCGGTGTCGGTCTTACGGTTTTGCCCCCGGTACACCAGCCACGCCCCGCCCAGCACACCAAGCATGCCGAACAACGGGCTGAGGACAGGCGCCAGAGAGGTAAGCCACTGCACGGGGCGCCTCCTCGGTCATTGGTCGTCAGATGGGTGCGCGGGAGCCGGGGCCCGAAGGCCCGCGGCTCCCCGCGACCCGGAACGCTGCACCACCGAAAGGGCTTACGTCTCCGCGGCGGGCGGTGCGACGGCGACCACGCTGGGGCTGACCCCGGAGACCGCGTTCCAGCCCTGCCGGATGCCGTCGATGATCTGCTCATCGGAGATCCCCGCCGCCACGGCGGCGACGTCCGCGGCGCCGGTGGCCGCGGCCGCGGCGAGCAGCGGCGGTGTGACGACCAGGCCCACCATCATCGACGCGGCCTGAGCGTCGGTGGGGCTCAGCACCGTCTTCGCGAGGTTCCAGCGCAGGGGGTAGCCGGGCGTGCCCGGGTCCTCGACGAAGACCTCCTGGGCGACGATGGCGATGGCCATGCGCACACGAGGCAGTAACGACTCCTCGCAGGCCAGATCGCACAGGGTCGACAGGGGCAGAGGCAGGGGTGGGGTTGTGGTCACGGGGTGACTCCTCACTTGGTGTAGGTGACCTTGAGTTTCGGGGGGTAGGTCTGGCCGACGCCGCGGGCGACGCCGTAGTACGTCGACGACTGCGAGTTGGGGTCCAAGGCGATGCCGCGCCACGACGTCGAGTCGAAGACGCTGGTGATGTCCACCCATTTGCCCTCGTTGCGTTTCCACGAGATCGTCTTGGACTCGGAGTCCGAGGAAAACGTCGACGGGCGGGACGTGTGTTTGTGCGCCTTGATCACGGCGCTGCCGCCGGCGTTGCCGTACCAGTGCTCGAAGTACAGGTAGACCTCGGCCTTGAGGATGGTCGCCCCGGACAGGTCGGTGCCCAGCGCGGAGGGGAACCCGATCAGCGCCGCCTGGATGCCGTTCGTGGGGCTGACGTAGCCCTGCAGGCACTTGTTGCCGTAGTAGCTGTTGTATGAGCCGCGGTTGGCGTAGGACCCGCTCCAGCTCGCCGAGTACGTCTTGGTGTACTTCTGCACGGGCGGCGCAACGGACCCGCCGCCGGTGTTGTACTGGCCGGTCTCCGGAATGTAGGGGCCGACGTCTTCGCAGTAAAACTTGCCGAGAGATCCGGTTCCGCCGTACATGTCGATGGTCTGTCCGGACGGCCCCAGGGCGTTGACGAAGGTGATCAGGAACCGCTTGTTGCCTGCCCCGAGCGACTTGCCGGTGACGACGTGCTCCAGCCTGCAGGTGAAGGAGTTGCCGATCGCCATCGGCCACACGGCGACGTGCAGTTGCGGGCTCGTGATGGTGGGCGAGCCGGCCCCGCCGTTGCGGAGCCGGATCTGGAGTTCGCCGCCGGCCGCTGACGGGTTCGCGCGGGCCTCGAAGACGAACCGGTACGTGCGGGTCACGTCGATGTCGACGGCGATCTCCACGAAGCCCAGCTCGCTCGCCGACGCGGTGACCGTGCTGGACTGGTAGTCGATGGCCTGAATGCCCCGGGCGTACTGGTCCAGGTACTCCATCCAGTTCGTGCCGCCGACCGTGAGGCCTTCGGCGACGGCGAGGCTCTGGAAGCCGGCGGCGCCGTCCTGGTCGATCGTGGCCACGGGCGTGCCGGCGGTCGACAGCGTCAGGTAGTTGGGGCGGCCGGTGACCAGCGCGACGGCTTCCTCACCGGTGTCGTCGAACAACTGAAGGCCCTGCGGGGAGAGCTCGGCGCGTGCACCGGACGTGCCGGACGCCAGCACGATCCGGGCAGCGGCGTTGTCCCACGCCACGGTCCCCGCGGTGCCGTTGTTGCTGGCCACGGCGACCCGCAGTTGCGTCGTGCCCGGCGGCGCGACGAGCGGGGGCACTCCGCTGAGCTTGGTCCACGCCCCCCGGACCACGTCGGCGGCGCCGGTCGACAGCTCCGAGTTGGCCAGGACCGCACCGGAGGCGTCCTGCCACTGCGCGTACAGCCACAGCGACGTGCCCGCCCAGTCCTCGGAGGCGAGGTAGTCGACCGACAGCCAGACCTTCGTGCCCGGCACGGCGGGAAGGAACGCCAGCGTCATCGCCCGGGAGGTGGGCGTGGCCGCGGTCGCGTTCACCTGCATCGCTTTCGGCGTGCCGTTGCCGGGGGTGACGATGGACCACGACGGGCTGACGGCCACGCGCTGAACGGACAGCTCTCCCTCGAACGAGGGGTCGGCGATCAGGTTGCCGTCGACCCCGAGGGACAGCCGGTCCGCGGTCAGGGAGCCCACCTTGATGTGGGTGGCGTCGATGGCGCCCGCGAGGATCTTCGTGGCAGTGACGGAGTTGGCGGCGAGTTTGTCGGCGGTGACGGCCAGCGCGCTGAGCTTGTCCGTGGTGACCGCGAGGGCTGCGATCTTCTCCGCGGTGATCGCAAGGGCGTCGATCTTCGCCGTGGTCACGGCTCCCGCGAGGATCTTCTCCGCCACCACGGCGTTCGCCGCGATGTAGGCGGACGTGACCACACCGGTGCGCAGCGCTTCCACCGCCACCGAGTCGATCTCGATGACGCCGGCCGGGTCGCGCCGGCTGTAGTTGAGCAGCATGTACGGGGCGACGTAGCGGACCTGGTCGTGCAGGAGGCCCGGGGCGAGAGGGTCCGCGGCCTTCGCGCCGGTCGCGCTCACCCCGGCCGCGGTACGGCCCTGTACGAAGCCGGTCCACACCTGCCAGCCGGCGGCGGCCGCCACCGGGTCGTTGCTGGCCGCGCAGTAGAAGTGGCTGCCCGTGCTGTTGGCGCCCACCCGGTTCACCATCGTGACCTTGTCGGCTGCAACGCCCATCAGGCCGAGATAGACGGTGTCGGGCCCGGCGGCAGGCTGCGCGACGGCGCGCACCCGGAACGACACTCGGTACAGCGTGTTCGGGTCGTACGGGATGAGCGTGGTCGACCGGAGGTTGGTGTACCCGGCGGAGCGGCCCACCGAGCCGCCGGAGGGCGCATCGGCCACCGAGGAGAACGTGAACGACGCTCCCGCCTCGGTGCTGATGAGCCACGCGTTCGGGTCGTCCATGGTGTCCGTCCACCGCTGCGACACGGTGTCCGCGAGAACCGGGGCGAGCGCCTCCGGCGAGACCGCGGCCAGGGCCAGCTTCGCCCGGGTCACCGCGTCATCAGCCAGCTTGACCTCGGAGACGATCCCGTCGATGAGGTCCTGCTCGACCGCCTGGCGCGCCTTGCCCACGGCGGCCGCCGAGGGGGCGCTGGTCAGGCCGGCCGTGTTCAGGGCGACGAGGCGCACCCACCGGTCGGCGTAGCCCTCCACCGCGATGGTGACGCTGCCGCCGGTGACGTCGGTGATGGCCGCGGCCAGAGTGGTGACGTCGGGGGTGAAGTCGGCGGCCGGCCCGACGTGGACCTGCAGGGCGGCGAAGTCGGTGGGCGGGGCGTCGGCGTCGTCCCACCAGCCGTCCCAGGTGACGACCAGGCCGGCCAGGGCCCCCGCCACGGTGGGCGCGCCCGGGGTGGGCGGCGGCGCTGCGGCCGCGGCCTCCGGGACCAGGGCAATGCCGCCGTCGGGCTGCACGCCCACCGATCCGGCGAGCTCGCCGTCCTCGTTGTAGATGTCGAGGGTGCCGCCCTGGATGGACGTGTACTTGGCCTTGGACGTGCGCTCGAGGGCCTGGAGCCGTAGTTCGTAGTCGGCCAACTGCGCGGCGAAGCGCTTGGCGTCCGACTTGGTGTCCAGGTAGTTGACCATGGCGGGTGATGGTCCAGGCCCGGAGGCTTAGTGTCGCGTGGTCAGTAGTGGAAGGCGTCGGACCTCTTCAGGGTGAGGGTGATGAAGCCGTCCGCGCTGATCTCGTCGGAGATGATGCGGTGCCAGACGTTGACGTCGCCGACCCACGGAACGTGGACCTGGACAAGGATGTCGTCGCCGAGGGACCAGGACCCGAAGCGGGCGTTGGGGTGGTCGACGATCTGGATGGCCGGGATCTGCAGGGCGGCCGTGCGCCCGTCGAGCTCCGCCTGGCCGCGCTTGCGGAGGGCGGAGTCCGAGGAGAGCGTCTTGTCCGTGACGGTCGCCACGCGACGCAGTCGGCCGCTCGCCTGCGCCAGGTTCGACACCTGGGCGCGCTTCATCTTCTGGCCTTCACCGCGCCCCAGGACGATGACCTCGTTGGCGTAGTCCTCCCCCATGCCCTCGGGCTTCGCCATCATCACGATGTTCTCGCCCTGGGCGAAGCGGAGATCGGCCCGCTTGCGGCCGAGGCGGGGCGAGCCGAGGCGTAGCCGGTGGGTGATGGTGTTGCTTGTCGAGTCCTTCCAGGCGTGCGTCTCAAGCCAGTCGAACTGGAACTGGTTGACCAGGGTGTCCAGCGTCTGACCGCAGTCGGGGGCGTCCCACCAGGCCAGTTCCCACGGGTCGCTGCCGTCGGAGGCGCCCAGCAGCTCGCCCTTGTCGTGGGTGTCCAGGACGATGCCGAGGTTCCCGTGCGGCCGGGACTGGACGTGCGACCAGACCCGGCGGAACGCGTCGTACACGTCGATGCGCGGCCCGCCGTAGGGCTTGGCCGCCTCCGGCATCTTCTGCTTCGGGCTGGTGCCGTCGATGTAGCCGTCGTGGTTCTTGTCCTTGCCCGCGTACGGGTTCTTCGGCGTGATCTGCTTGCCCGAGATGATGTAGTCCTCGAACGGGATGCCGTGCGGGTAGCAGGTGAACCCCTCGCAGTTGATGATGGCCTGGTCCCCGTCGAACCCGGTCTTCGTGACCAGTCCGCCCCAGCGGATCGCACCGTCCACCTCCAGGTAGAGCTTGGTGCCCCACTCCTGCAGGATCGGCTTCTTGTCTGGCCCGATCATCCGGGCGTACTCCGGTTCGATCTTCCCGACCATCGAGCCGGGCCCGGACAGGTCCCGCCGCGGGTTCGACGTCAGGGTGAACGGCACCTGCAGGTCGAGGATCTCCTCGCTGAGGGCTTTCTGCGCGATGAAACGCCACCCGGCCGGCACGCCTCACACCTCCTCGGAGTCCGGGCTCTCGACGAACTCGACGTCGGCCACGATCGAGGTACCGGCGTCCACGGACACGTCACCGGTCTCCGACTTGTACATGTAGGTCTGCACGGTCAGCTTCTGCGTGGTCCCGCGCAGCGAGCTGGAGATGGAGAAGTTGTCGGCGAGGACGACGGTGGACCGCCGGGTGGCGCTGCCGGAGTCGTCGTCGATGTGGGTGTCCTGGCCGAGGAGCGTGCTGCCCCACTTGGTCTGCATCCGCGCGTACACGTCGGCCTTCGTCATGCGGAACCCGGCGAACGTCATCACGACCTTCGCGCGGGTCGCCCACGAGGGGATGTCGATGTCCCAGGACGCCGCCCCGGGCCAGTTGTGCCACTTGTTGTCCGAGTAGCCCAGGGTCGACAGGGAGCCCGGGAACGCCGTGTAGAGCACCCGTTCCCGGCGCGGGCTGACCATGCTCCGCAGGTCCTTGATCATCGACTGGGTGATGGCCGAGGTGTTCGGCTCGAGGTCGATGCGGGCCAGCGTGATCGCGCTGTCGTTGGGCCGGATCTGCCGGATGTTCGTCGTGGTGTTCGGTACCCCGGAGATCACGCGGGTGAAGATGTACGGCCCGACGGTGGAGTCGGAGGGCAGCGGCCAGGTCTCGCCGGCCGAGTAGGGATTCTCCACGCGGGCGATGACCAGGTCCGACCGGGGGGACGCCCCGGTCGCGGCGATGTTCACCCGGTCCGACGTCGGGAGCCGCCCGGCGTACGACTGGTACGCGCCTCCGACCGCGCGGTTGAGGATCGCGCACGCGCCCGGCCGGATGTCGACAGCCGCGGCCGGGGACGACAGCGACGCGACCGCCAGGTCCTTGGCGCCGACGACGCCCTGCGCCCCTCCGAACGCGGCGTAGGCCAGCAGCCGCGCCACCTCCGTGGAGTGCTCCGCGTTGCCCTCGGTGAACCAGGGGACTGAATCCCATGTCATGTGCTCTCTCCTCGTGGTCGATCTCGTGGAGAGCGGAGGGTCAGGCCTGGCAGGGGCTTACGTCGCGTCCTGGCGGTCTACAGGTAGGCGTAGGCGTCGCGCCACGCCACGGTCATGAACGCGGTGGCGGTGAGGTCGGAGCCGCGCAGCACGAAGTCCTGCCGGCCGGGCGGGATGAGCAAGTCCTCGAGGCGGGGCGAGCTGCGGCTGATCGTGCCGGCGAAGCTCGCGCCTCCCTTCATCACGGTCCGCGCCCAGGGGCGCGGGTCGATGACGATCTTCTCGCCCTCGTTCAGGTTGATCTGCAGGTGCACCTTCCACCGGCCGACGAGTTCGCATACCGGCTCGGAGATCGGTCCCGTGATGCTGATGACCGGCCACGTCGGGCGGTTGCCGCCCACGACGATCTCGCCGGGAGCGCGCGCCGTGCTCTGCCCGATCATGGCGAGGGGGGCCTTGAGCGGGCCCTTGATGCCGCGGTGCGGCGGCGGCGCCAGGTCCACGCGCGTCATCTGCTCGACGTCGTCGAAGCTGCCGGTATGCGCGACGGCGAACGTGGCCACCATCGGGGTGTAGCCCTGGCGGGTCAGCTTGGAGGCGGCCTTCTCGCACTTGCGGGGCCGGCCGTACCAGCGGCGCGGCCGGCCGCCCTGAGTCGTCGAGAGCACCGCGGGGGTGGCCTGACGGCCGCGGAGCGCCCTGGCGTCCCACGCCTGCTTCATGACCGACACCGCGTCCAGGTTCGCGCCGTGCCGGGCCAGCAGCGTGCTGCCTGCGTCGACGGTGTCCACGCCCACCTCGAACGTGATGGTCGCGCCCGTGGTGAAGTCCTGCCCGTACCGGATGCCGTCCTCTCGCGGGAGCGGCGTGTCTCCGGCCGTGATGTCGGTGTCCTTCACCTCGAAGTCGTCGAGCAGGTAGTAGCCCGTGGGCACGGTCCCGAAGCGGAAGTTCGCGCCGGGGTGGACCCCGTTCGCGCTGTAGCTCAGGTTGAACTCGCCCTCAGCCAGAGGCATACGCACCTCCCAGTTTGATCTTGCGCAGCTCGAACATGGCGTCGTTGATGGCCTGGCTGGGGCTCATCGGGGCGCTGGTCATGGTCAGGTTCAGGTCTCCGCCGACGAGCGCCGCGGCGGCGGCCGCGATGGTCGAGCGGAGGCGGGACGAGCTGCCGCCGGTGCGGATACCGCCGTCGGCGTAGTTGCTCAGGGCGCCGCGGCCGGGGTAGACGACCATGCCGCCGAATATCTGGGCGACACGGTCGAGAATGGCCTCGCTGCGCTTGCGCTTCTCGGGGGCGAGAGGTAGGTACGCCTCGCCCTTTGTCTCAGGTTCATTCCATATGCGTATTTCGCCCGGCTTGCCGATCTGGGCGATGTGCCGCTCCGCGCCGGCCGCGAACGCCTTGATCCTGCTGGCGGCCGCCCGGATGCCGCCGTTGGCGTAGTGGACGATGCCGCCGTCCGCGTGCGTCCGGACCACAGACGGCTTCCCGGACTCGGTGTACTGCACGGTGACGTGCACGGTCTTGCCGGTGAGGCCGTTGATCTTCGACTGGATCGCCTGCACCTGGGCGAGGGGTGTTTTGTTCGGGGCGGTGATCCGGACGGTCTTACCGTTCGAGCCGTCGACGGTCTTGATCTTGTACCCGAGATCCTTCAACGCCGCCTGCGCGGTCTTCGTCGGCGCCTTGACGTCGATCGACTTGCCCTTGGGCAGGCTGGTCACCTTGTCCTGGATGCCCTTGAGGTCGCCGGCTGCCTGCTTGATGATCGCCTGGACGGTCACCTTCTTCTTGTCCGGTGCGTTGGCGATGTCCTCGGCCAGGGCTCCGATGTTGATACGCGCGTCGCCCGTCGGCGCGGTGACGGTGACGTTCTTGCTGCCCGGGATGCGCTGCACGGTGAAGCCCAGCGCCTCGAGCTGCCCGCGCGCATCCGCCGTGGGCGCCTTGATCTGCAAGGACTTGCCCGGCGGGAGCGCCGCCAGCTTCCCGGAAAGCCCCAGGACCTCGGCGGTCGCCTCGGGGATGCCCTGCGCCGTGATGAGCGTCGTGACGGTGTTGGGCACCAGGCCCATCTGGTCGGCGAGCGCCTTCGCCTGGTCCTTCGGGATGCCCATGTCCGTGGCGAGCTGGATCGCCTTCGCACGGGCCTCCTCCATGGCCTCCTTGCTCCTGCTCATCGCCTCGGACATGGGCATGAGGCCCTGCTCCGCAGCCTCGTGCGCACGGGTGGCGACGCCCAGCATCGAGTCCCGCAGCTCCGTGAGCTGACCGTTCAGGGTCTGGCCGTTGCGGGTGGACGTGTCGACCAAGCCGTCGTTCGCGATGAGCGCCTTGCCCCAACCGTCGGCCTTCTCGATGTTCGACTTCATCGTCTCGTCGACCTGGAGCATCACAGCGTTGAGCCGCGTTTCCGCGTCATGGAAGCTCTGGGTGTTGCCGTTCAGGGCGTCGAGGGCGCGCTTGAGAGCGTCCGTCCGCTCGTCGGCCGTCTTCGTCTTGTCGCTGAACGTCTGCACTGCGGCCTGGAGGCGAGAGTAGGAGCCCGAGCCTGTGTCGCCGGCCGTCTTCATCGCATCGGCGGCCTCCTTGTTGTTGCGCAGGCTCTCCTTCAACTCGCCGTTGACCGAGCCCAGCGCGTCGGCCGCCGCCTTGTACTTCTCGCCCTGCTCGTCGTACTCGAGAACGCTCGCCTTGCCGCCCGCGATGTCCTTATACACGCGGTTCGCGTCGGCGAGCTCCATGAGCTTCTTCTTCAGGCCTTCGACGCTGCCGTCCTGCTCGAGGTAGGCGTCGGTCAGCGTTCGGAGGCTGACGTCTGCGTCGCGCATGACATCGACGAGCTTGCCCTTACCCTCGGCGATCTCGGTGTCCTGGAGGATCTGCACCGCGCGCGCGCGAACGTTCGCGTCGATGATGCCGTTGGAGTCGGCGAGGGCCTGAGCCAGAGACTGGATGCGTTCCTTGTGCGCTTCGGCAGCGCGGGCGCTCTCCTCCTGCTTGGAGGCGAGCAGGCCGAGCCCGATGGTGACACCAGCGATGGCGATGCCGAGCGGTCCACCGAGTGCAGCGGTCATACCGCCGATGGCGCTGGACGCGATTCGGTTCGCTGCGCCGATCCCCCGCATCGCACCGGTGAGTCGGTTTCCCTGAGTGGCCGCCATGGAGTAGGCGCCGCTCATCCGCTGCCAGAGGGTCGCCTGTGGGCCGATCGCCGTTGTGGTGCCCCGCATGGTGGTGTTGAGGGTGCTGAGGGAGGTACCGGCGGCAACGACGGACGTACCGAAGCCGCGCAGCATGCCTGCCACGCCGCTGATCACCTTCAGGGCGAGGATCGTGCCGAGGAGCGTGGCAAGCACGGTGTTGGCGCCGGGAACAACCCCCATCAGCGTGTTGAAGACCTCGAGCAGTCCGTTGAACGCCATGAGCAGTACCCCGAGCCCAGAGCCGGCGGCGGACAGGTTCCCGATCGCTGTGGCGATGTTCGAGATGATCGAGATGATCGCCGGGCCGACGGTCTGGCCCATGGCGTTGAAGAACGTGCCGAGGGCGGGCATGAGCTCGGTTCGGATCTGCCGGACCAGGTCGGTGATCCCGCCGTCCCGCATCGACCGGCCGAGCCCGCGCATGAGGTCGCCGAACAGCAGGTTCACCTCGTGGAACGCGGGCGCGGCGTCGGAGAAGAACTGCTTCATGGCCTTCTGGCCGGCGCCGGAGTTGGCCCACCGCTCGAAGCGCAGCATGCTGCCCTCGAGCCCGTCGAGGAGGGCGTTGCCGGTGTCCATGGCCGCGCGGCCGACGCCACCGAGGCCGTGGATCAGGCTGCCGGTGGTGCGGCCCAACTGGGCGGCCTTGTCGCCGGCGTGGTCGAGGAACCGTGCGAGGCTGCCGGTTTCCCGGCCGGCCTTCATGGAGGCCCGGAACCACTGCGTCATTCGCTCGCCGCCGCGCGCGACCCGCTCGACAAACGGGCCGCTGGCCACGAGGAAGTGACCGACCCCGCTGGCCATGTTGGCGAGGCCGTCTGTCATGTGGCCGATGACGCGGGAGTTCGAGGCCGCGACGGTCTTGAAGTCCTTGCGGAACGGGCCGGTCTGCATGGCCTTGGCGCCGCGTTCCGCGAGGTTTCCCATCTGGGCCGCGCTGTCGCCCAGGGCGTTCTCCAGGAGCGGGAACACGGACTTCGCGAGGGGCTTGATGTCGTCGGCGACGCGGGAGAAGAAGCGGTCGCTGACGGTCATGCGGACCTTGGACCACTCCGCCTGTACGGAGCCGACGGCCTTGACCGCTTCGCGGGCCGACGGGGCGAGCTTGTCCAGTGCCTCCTTGAGTTTCTTCTGTGTCGCCTCGGTGACCTTGCCGTCCGCCGCGAGCTGCTGCTGCGCCTGGGACTGCTGCTTGAGGGCTTCCCCGAACCCCTTGAAGGCGACCGTCGTGGCGATGGCCGCGGTGCCGCCCGCCGCGATCAGGCCCGGTATCGCGCCGAGGACACCGACGGCGGGGGTGGCCGCGGAGACGAGCGCGGTCAGGCCGGCTCCGTACTGGCCGATGAGAGCGACCGCGGGCTGCAGGAGCGAGACGATCGCGCCCATCCCGAGCATCCGCAGCGAGCCGCGGCCGCGGCCGGGCAGGCTCAGCCGCACCGGGACGTCGACCGGGTTCCGTGCGGCCTCGCCCCGGGCGCCGGCGATCAGGTCCCGGATGCCGCCGAGGAAGCCGCCGCTGCGGCTGCCTTCGCCTTCACCGTCGGGTCGGACCGGGAGCCGGATATCGGTGTCGTCGATCCGGCGCCTCAGCGCGTCGAGCTCGGTGCGGAACCGCTCGTCGTCGACCGTGACCTGGATCTTCGCCGATACGCCCTTGGACGCCTCCTTGACGACGTCCTTGAGGCGCCGCCGGAGGCCCTTGGCGTCGACCTCCACCTTGATCTTGGCGGCCAGGCCCTCGGCGGCCGCCTCGATCTCGGTGCGCAGCTTCGCGGCGAAGCCGGCGAGGTCGGCGACGACCGGAACGTCAAGGCGACCGGCCTGCAGGCCCTCAGACACTGCGGACCATTCCTCTCTGCATGGCGGCCATGAGCATCTGCTTGTGGCCGGACATGCGGGGTGCCTCCTGCGCCGGGGCGGGCTGCGGCTGTGGGGTGCCGTTGGGCTGCTGCTTGGCCGGCTGGCCGGCGCGCGGGGGGCGGATGACGTGGGTCGGTTCCTCGCGGCGCTTGTCCGCGGCGAGAATGCCGATCTCGTCGACGATCAGCGCCAGGAGCTCGAGGACCTTGGTCCATCCCCCGAGGGGGGCGGACCGGACCTGGGAGTCATCCGGGAGCCCGTCGACGAGCGAGATCAGCCGTCGGACGCCGATGAAGCCGGGCTGTCCGGGGCGGAGCCAGACGCATCGGGCGTCGAGTCCGTGGAAGCGGGAGAGGTCGGACTCGACGTCGCGGAAGCGTTCGCGGAGGAGTCGGCCGACCGAAAGAGTTTCCCCAGGTCGACCCCGTAGACCTTGGTGAGTCCGGTGGTGAGGCGGACGTAGTCGCCGATGGACGGGCGCTGCCTGACGAAGTCGACGTGCTGGTCGCCGAGGAGGATCGCGTACGTCTCCCGGATGGTGGCGAGGAACTTCCGCGGCAGGGACGGGCGCCGGAACAGGGCGGCGATGACCTCGGCGATGCCAGCGTCACCTTCGGCCGAGTCGATGACGTCGCCGAGGAGTCCGACCAGGTCGAGCTCGTCGGACAGGATCGGGTCGAGGGCTTCGGCGGGCAGCTCCGCGGGGAAGATGAACTGCTCTCCGCCGAGCTGGACGGGGATGCCGTCGGGGTACTGGACCTCGCGGCGTTCGGCGTCCAGGTCGATGACGAACGACATGTGCGTGACCTCTCGTGTCTGCGTAGCTGAGTCGCGGGAATGCGGCGGCAGCGCGCGGACAGTGGCAAGCCGCGAGGGCTTGTGTCGCGCGCTGCCGCGAGGGGTCACGGAGTGGCCGGCACCGGGGCGAAGGCCGGGTCGTCGGTGAGCACGTACCAGGCGTCGAGCTCGTCGCCGCCCTGGACCGCCAGGCGCAGCGGCAGCACGCTCTCCTTCGTCTTGGCGAGGTCCTTGGAGACGCCTTCCATCTGCATGCAGCGGGGGAAGACGTAGCGGTAGTGCTTGCCGCCGTCGATGACCTCGACGACCGCCATGACCTCGGTGCGGCCGCCGATCTTCGGCGGGGCGAACTTGTAGTGCTTCACGCCGGTCTGGCCGGTGACGGTGATCTCGGTGATCTCGCCACCGCCGTAGACCGCCCGGAAGTTGTCGCCGGACCACTGCTGCAGGTCGACCTCGATCGTGGCCGAGTCGGTGGTCTGGAACGTGCGGGTCGGGTACGAGGACTGCGCGGAACGGACCTGCTCGAAGTTCGGCTCCGAGTTGAACTTCAGGGAGTCCTCGGTGGTGAGACCCACGTTCCGCAGGGCCTCCGGCATCGCCGAGGTGGCGTCGGCCGGGGCCTGCGAACCGACGGGGGCCAGGTAGATCCGCGTGATCTGCGGAATGACGATCTCGTTGTTGTTGGCGCTCTCGGCCATGACGGCTCTCCAGTGGTGTCCGGGTGTTAGGGCGCGGACACCTTGGAGAGCCGCGGGCGTTAACGTCGCGTCGTCACGGGTGGAGCGTGACGCGGAGGTTCATCAGCCACCGGGGTTGACCGTCGACGAGCGGTGACCAGATGAGGAGACCGGACGGCTTCACGCCGTTGATGACCGGCCGGCCGGGCTCGTGAGGGGCTTCGACGATGCTCTGTGCTGCCTGCGCGCAGCGGATGAGGATGCGTCGGAGCTCCGCCCTGCCGGGCCAGCCGCCCGGGTCTCCGTAGACCTCCAACGTCACCTCGGGCTCGGTAGCCCACCGCAGGTCGCGGAGGTCCCCGCCGGCGCCATGGCCGATGACCAGGTGGGGCCAGGGCGCCTCGGGGATGCCGGACACGCGGCCGGGGCCGCCGAGTGCGTCGGCGGCCTCGGCGCTCTGCTGGAGCCAGGGCAGGAGTACGGAGACCGGATCGGCGTCCGCGAGGGTGAGGTCGCCCATCAGGTGCGTGCGGTGAAGCCCTGGGCGCGCAGGCGGCGGGCGTAGTCGGCGGACACGAGGATCTTGTCGCCCGGCGTGTAGTCGGCGCCGTTGATGCGCAGGTGGTGCGACAGGGTGACCGTGACGGTCTCCTCTCCTTCGCCCGGGGCCGGGCCGACAACAGCCGGCGCGCGGCGCGCGGCCGGGCGGTCCTCGGTGGTGTCGGTGGCGGCCGCCGCGGACTCGTCGGTCCCGGCGCTGGTCTTCTTGAGTGCGGTGTTGGTAGCCATGCCGGGCACTGTGCGGACGGGGACGGTTTGTGTCGCGTCCTCAGCGGCGGGCGGCGACGATCGCCGCGGCGCGGGACATGAAGTGCGTGCCGTCGGCGCGCAGGTTGCCGGGGTAGACGGTGCCGACCTCGGCCTCGACGACCATGGGCGCCTGCACGGACACGGTGACAGTGACCTTCTTCCCGGCGACGACGGGCTGGCCGGTGTTGATGTGCCGGGCGATGCCCTCGGGGTCCTTGTGGGCGCTGCACCGGCAGTTCTTGAGGTTGGCGACGGCCCGGGACGTCTGGTCTCGGGGTTCGAGCATGTAGGTGTGGGTGCCGACGCCGCGGTGTTCGATGTCCCACCGCATCGAGTTCACCTTGAAGCGGAGGTTCCCGGGAACCTCCTGCGAGTTCGCCGTGACGTGGGTGGGCCGCACATGGTCGTCGCCGACGGTCACCCACTTCTTGGTGGGCGGCGCGAGGCGCTTCGCCTCCAACTCGACCTGGTGCGCGATGCGCTGGACCGCGGGGGCGAGCATGCGGGCGAGCTGCTCCTCCAGGCCGCGGGCGGGCGTGAACTTCGCGCCGGCCATCACGGCACCTCGGGCGGGTTGAGGGTGGCGGTCGCCTGGACGTAGTCGACGTCCGGGCAGCCGGGCACCTGGTGGTGGCGGGTGCTGGTCAGGGTCCAGGTCCGGCCGGTGTCGTCGGAGATGGTGTCTCCCTCCTTGACCGGCCAGACGCGGGGGTCGAGCCGGACCGTCCATGTGCCGTCGGGCTGCTCGAGGACCGACCCGGGCCACGGGCCGCGCGGCGCGCCCTTGACGTTCGGGTTCGGTGGGACGGGCACGCCGTTGGCGTCGCGCTCCCAGGGGTGGTGGAGCACGTACGCGGTGAGCGTGGCGTTCGGCAGCACGACGGCCATGGTCGGCAGCTCCCCTCTACCGGCGGCCGAAGCTGGAGGAGTACGGCCATGGCGCGCGGGCGGGCCGGTTCAGCGGCTGGAACAGACGACGCTTCCAGCGGGACAGGCTGTCGAGCGCGGGCAGCGCCCCGGCCTGGCCGGCGGTCGGGGCGGACTCGTACGAAACCGACTGCCCCTCGGCGCTGACGGAGGACGCGCGGCGGCTCGTCGCGCCTACGCCCCCCGGCCGGTTGCGTTCGGACTCCGCTGCGTGCGTCGTCACGTACCGCACGACAGCGTCGTTGGCGGCCCCGTCGAAGCCGACGAGGAAGTCGACGTCGTACGTGCCGTCCTCGCGCCGCCGGTAGGCGTGCACCTTCACCAAGTCGTCCGCCGTAAAGGGCCAGGCGTCCGGGTCTTCGAGCTGCGTGTCCCGACCCCAATGGGGGGTGACGCCGGTCCGGGTGACGAGCTCGGGGATGACCGGCTGGCCGAGGTAACCGACGACGTCGGCCTGAGCCCGGCCGATGGCGGTCAGCAGGTCGTCACGCTGCTCCACGGTGAGCGGCAGCGGAACACCGAGCTCCTTGGCGACCGCCTCCGGGGAGGTGACCAGGCCCAGCCCGAGAGGGAGATCCAGCCGTACGGACTGGTCCTTGACGGGCTGGGCGCCGCTGCTCGGGGTGAAGGTGACGGTGGCCCAGTACCGGCCGGGCGGCACGTCGGGTAGCCCGAACCGGTAGGTCCCCGCTCGCAGCCGAGTGCCCGGCCCTGCCGCGGCGACTTCGGTGGTGCGGTCGGGGCCGCTGTAGAGGACGAGGCTGGTGACCTGCCCACCGGCCGGTTCGGGGTCGTAGTGCGCCCCGCCGTACTTGGGTTCGTAGTCGAATACCGACACCCCGGGCCCCTTACTTCTCGGCTTCGATCTTGGCGGCCTGGGCGACCAGCCGCTCATGGATGCGGGCGGCGATGCTCTCGGAGACGTGGGCGCCCTTCGGCTGCAGCAGTCGTTCGACCGGGTTGCGGTGCGGTCCGAGGAACGTCCGCTCGATCAGCCGGACCCGGCAGATGAGGGTGGAGCCGTACGGGGTGACCGGCTCAAACACCGCGTCGATGTCGGCCGGGGGCGCCTTGGTGGCGTCGTCGAGGATCACCTCGGCGATGTCGTCCGGGATGACCTCGGTCGGGGCGACGTAGCCCGTGCCGGCCGGCGGTTCGGGCGCTGCGTGGACGGTGGGCGGCTCCAGCGGCGCCGCCTCCGGCGCCTTGGGGCTCTCGGTCGCCGCGGTGGTCTCGGCGGTGGACTCGACCGTGATCTCGGCCGCCTCGGTGGTCTCGGTGGTCTCGGCCGCCGCAGCGGCTTCCTTTGCCGCGGTGGTCTTACGGGCTCGGCTCGTGGTGGCCATGATGGCTCCCTCTCGGGGTGATGGTCCGGTCAGCGCGCACCCTGCACAGGGGACGGCGCTTGTGTCGCGCGCTGCCGGGGCGGGCCGCCGTCACGCGGAGCCGCCCCGGCGCTCAGGCCTTACGCGTAGGTGAAACCGCCGGTCTTGGTGACGTTGCCGGCGTCGTCGACGAGGACGACGTTCACCGCGCCGGCCGCGCCGGCAGGCGCCCTGACGGTGAGCTGCGTCGCGGAGACGATGTTGAGCTGGGTTCCGGCAGTGGCGCCGAAGTTCACCGCCGAGACACCGTCGAGTCCGGTGCCGGTGATGGTCACGGTGGTGCCGCCCGCGGCCGGACCACTGGCCGGGGAGACGGTGGCGATCGTCGCCGCGGTGAACAGCCTGTCGATCACGGACTGGGGGACGATGTCCCCGGCCTGGTAGAGCAGGTGGCGGCGCGATCCTTCGGGGCGGCCGTCGCCCCGCCCATACTGCTCGGTCTGGTAGACGTTCTCGGTGACGCGCTTGGGGGTGTCGGCGACAGCGACGGCGGGGAAGCCCGCCTTCGTGATCCGCTGCCCGCTCTCTCGGTAGAGGCCCATGGGTGTCCTTCCGGTGCTCTGTGTGTAGTGACCGCGGAAGGATGGAGGACAGGGCGGGCTACGGTCGTGTCCTGCCGAGAGGGCCGCTTGCACAATTGTGCAAGAACGATCTTGACCCCGTCCGGCGCAGCAACCGGGCGGGGTCAAGGAGCGTGGAGGAGGTCTAGAGAATCCGCAGGTCATCCACCCCGTTGGGGCCCACACTGAACACCATCAGGCCCTGCCTAGAGACCTCGCCTGACCGCACCGAGTACCAATCCGAACCGGAATCGAGTGTTGGGGCCTGAAGCCAGAGGCGGCCGTTGCCCACCTGCTGGGCGCGGAAGTGGTGGAAGTGGCCGGTGACCAACACGTCAGCGTCGGCGATCGGCTGCCGGCCGAACGTCTGACCGCGCCACCAGTCCACTGCCTTGTCCGGGCGTGCGTACTGGTGGCCGTGCGCCAGGCCCACGATGGTCCCGGCGACGTCCAGGGACACGGACTCGCGCCACCGCTCGGGCACGACGAAGCTGACGTGCCCGTATGCGTCGGTGTTGCGGGCGTACGCGTCGGCGATCTGCGACAGGACCTCAATGCCCCAGTCGTCGCTGGGCGGGCCGACTGCCTCGCGGCCGCGCCTCACCCGGCCGTGGTTCGACCCGCACGTCGCGGCGACCACGCGGCCGAACCTGGCGGCAAGCCGGTCCAGGCCCTCGAAGGTGATCCGCCGGTGCACGCGGATCATCTCCGTCATCGCCAAATCGTTGGTGTACGCCTGCTGGGCGGTGTTCTCGTAGTTCTCGACGCAGTCCCCGGCGTCCAGCCAGTACGCCGCGGTGGGGCCGCGGCCGATGGCCTTGAGGTCACGCAGGTGGTCGTCGAGCCGGTCGAAGCGGTCAGCGACGCGCGCGATCAGTTCGGGGGTGCCTCCGTCGCGGCCGACCTTGCCGGCCTGGGCGTCCGCGTAGACGACGACCAGAGCGCGCTCGGCGACGTCGACCGCCGTCCGCGGCTTCCGCCGGCGGCGCATCGCGTCGCGCACCAGGGCGTCGACGTCGCCCGCTCCCATCCAGGCGGGGGCCGTGGGCTCGATCACGTAGCGGCAGCGCCACACCGCGCGGGTGACCGCGTCCTCCCCCTGCTTGTCGCGGTGCCACGCCGCCGGGTCGTGCTTCGCTTCCACGAGGCGGACACGGAAGCCGTCGGGGATGGCGAGCCCCATCTCCTCCACGCGGGCCCGCCAGTCGTCCTCTCCGCCGGGCTGCGCCTCGGTGGGCGGCGCGGTGACGACCATCGTGCCGCCCGGCTCGTACCGAACCCCTGCCTCCCAGCCGCGGGGCGCGGCCGGCTGCGCGCGCTGAACCTGCGTGGGGTGGCTCTGCTCGCCGATCGCGGGCTCCAAGAGCGCCTGCAGCTCATTGGTCAGGGTCATGGCGTGCACCGGCATCCGTTGGACTCGCCGCGCCGCCGGTGCCGGGACACCGTCCACGCCGTGACGTCGGCCCCGTACCGGTTGAGGGTGTCGGCGATCGCCTTCGCCGTGATGCGGGGTGCGTCGAGTACCGCCCGCAGGGAGGCGGCGACCTCGTCGTCCGCGGCGTCCAGGAAGGCGCCGACACTGCACTGTGGGCCGCGTGGGGTGGCGGGTGCGTTGGCGAGTGCGGCCAGTTCGTCCGCGAGGCCAAGGGGTTGTCTCTCAATCACCGGCGTCCTCCGTCGTCGTGATGGTGGTACGAGGGAGGGGGCGCGCCCGCAGCAGGGCGCACCCCCTCACCCGCGGAGGGATCAGGCCGCGGCCGGCTCGGTCCAGGTGCCGATAACGAAGCTCTCGGGTCGGGGCACCTCGAGTGCAAGGCGCTCGTCCGCACGGAACGTGATCAGGCCCTTCTCGAAGTTGTCGGCGTTCTCGCTGGAGACGGTGACGCTGACGTTCTCCCGGTCGTGGAGCTGCGCGCCGAGGCCGAAGGCGCCGATGAGGAAGTCGCCGTCCGACATGGCCGTGGTTTCGACGACGTTCAGCCTCCAGACCTTCTTCTCCGCGCCGATGGCGACGGCGATGGCGACGCGGAAGGCGCCGTTGTCGTCCTCCTCGACCTCGACGTGCTCCCACATGGTCGGGGAGAGGACGATGCCGGTCGGCTCGTACTCTGCGAGGAGGGCCTTGGTGATGGCGCGGCGGATCTGGACGCTGTACTTGTCGGTCGACAACCCCTGGTACTGCTGCACACCGGGCGTGTTGTAGATACCGGTGAGGGACTGGCCGTCGCCGACGGAGTGGAGCAGGTCCCAGTCCTCCTGGTACTTCACGCCCTCGACCATGCGGCCGTTGATGAACGTCTTCAGGCGGGGCTCGTCGCTCAGGATGTTCTTGTGGGCGTCGATCAGGTGGGCGACCTCGGCGACCGGGTACATCACCGGGGTCAGAGACAGCTTGGACCGCGGCGCACGGCCCCAGGTGTCGGTCTCCGCGCCAGTCGCCGGGCTGACGCCGTCGGCCGCGTAGCGTTCCTTGACCTGGCGGGCATTGTTCGTCCAGCCGGTCTCGCGGGCGCCGTAGAGGACGGACTGCTTGGTCGAGCTCTTGGGGAACAGGTCGCGAATGTGCCACTTCCGGTAGGCCCGCTCGGCGATGCCGAGGTTCTGAACGCTGCCGAGGGTCTGGTGGGTGACCTGGCCGGCGGACAGGGAGAAGATCGACTTCCCTTCCATCTCCGCTCGGACGTACGGACGGTCACGGAAACCGGACTGGGCCGCGTGCTTGAAGGCATCCGAGTCGACGAACAGGTCTCCGAGAGACTTCTCCTCCATGCCCGGCTTCTGGCCGTAGTGGGTGGCGGCGGCCGGCGGGGCGTCCGGCGCCTCCAGGTACTGCTTGATCTGGACCAGGCCCTGCTCGGCCTCGATGAGGGCCTTGATCTCCGCCGCCTCGGCGGAGACCTTGCGGAACGCGGCGGCCTGCTCGGTGGAGACGACGAAGCCGCCGTTCTCGACCTTCCAGCCCTTGCTCATCTGCTCGGCCTCGTTGGCCTTCACCTGCAGGTGTCCCTGCAGTTCCTTGATGCGAGCGGTGTCGACGGGCATTTCTGCTCTCTCCCATGCTGGGGTGCGGTTGACGTGCGTCGCTCGCCCGGCCAGCACCGGGACGCCTCAACGCGAGGCGTGATGAAAGAGGGAGAGAGGGGTTAACGTCGCGCGCTGCCCGCTCGGGACGTCAAGAGCGGGCAGCGCATAGGGTCTGACCTGGGCTTTTCTGTGTTCCGTGCGAACGGTGGGTGCGGATGACAGGTGCGACTCAGCTCTGCATCAGGGCGAGTGCGGCCTTCACTTCGTCGGCGTCCATGCGCACCGTGTCCTCGTCCTCCTCCTCTTCGGTGGCGTCGGCGGCGGCCTCGGTGTCGGGAGGGGTGTCGTCCTCCTCGTCGTCGTCTTCGTCGTTGAACGCCAGGTCGTCCCACAGGTCCATGCCGGCCGGGCCTGCGCCGGGGGAGACGGCAGGGACGGGCTCGGCCTCTTCCTCCTCCTCGGCGGTGACGTCGAGTCCCTTGGCGGAGAGAGCAGCGATCAGGGTGCGCACCTGGTCCCGTACGCCTTCGAGCTGTTCGGGGCCCGCGCCGGTAGAGCTGATCCGGGCCGTGGCGTCCGTGAGGGCTTCCACGGTGGGCTGCACGACGCGCGCGTCGACGCTCTCGTCCTCGGTGGCCGCGCGCTGTGCGCTCGTCCCCTCCGGGAGCACCACGGTGGCGAGTTCGACGGGCTGCGGGGTGGAGAGGCTGATCTCTCCGCCGGCGGTGACCGTGTACGGGATGGCGTAGTGGTTGCTGCGTCGCTCGTCCTCGCTGTGCACGGAGACGATGACGCGGTCCGGGTAGGTGCCCTCGATGCACGTCCACGTCTGGCCGTCCTGGTCGAGGAGTTCGCGGACCCTGTCGGCGAGGCGGCGCCGGAACTGTTCCTGGGACTCGGGCAGGGGGGTGGGGGTCATCGCAAGGGCCTCCAGGTGGGCGACGTGCTTGGACATGCTCTTGGCCTCCTGGACCACAGAGCGGGCGGACTTGTGCTCGGTACGGGGTCGGGAGGCGGCGCGGGCGGCGGCCACCGCGGCGTGCGCGGACTTCTTCTCGACGCCGCTCACCCCGTCCTGCGTCGCGGCGGTGACCCCTTCGCGGACGTTCGGGGAGCCGG